AGCACCGGCAGCAAAACCTACACCAAAGCCAGCGGCCCCAACGGCACAGTCAGCACCAACGCAACCTAGCGGTGGAGCAGCTCAAGCAGGCGTAGACGGAGCAGATCAAGCTGAGTTAGATGCAGGCGCAGGTCAAGCAAACGCAAACGCAAACGCAGGAGTTGCAGGAGCAGATGCCGCTGAAATAGCAGCAGGCGCAGGCCAAGCAACAGCAGCACCAGATGGTAATCCAACTGCACCACCAGCAAATAACATTGCAGCAACTGCTAATGATAAAGACGGAACACCAGGTGGTGATCCAATGAGTGCAGCCAATCAAGCTAAAGATAGAGTAACAACAGCACAAAAGAAAAAACCAAAAACGGATAGACAAACTATGGCAACAGAACAATACAACGAAGCTTCAATGAATATCTCAATGAACGGCACTGATTCAAAAGAAGTAGCAGAACTAGTAGGCATTTTAAAAAATGCAGGCATGGACGAACCAGAAGCAATGGCTATTAAAAGTTTGCCAATATCAATAGGCAAAAGTCCAATGGGTATGGACGATCCAATGGGTCATGATCATGATCATAGTCCAATGGGTATGGATGATCCAAGAGATTCAAGTCCATTACACTCAATGAAGTCTAGTCCGTGCGGAGAAGAAGACGAAGCAGAATATAATGCATTAATGGATGAATGGGATAATTCACCAGATCCAGAATACAAAGACGATGACTATATGCTTAACGATTTAGCAGGCGGCCTTAATAGACCTAAAAAATCTTATCCAGCAACACAGCCAGGTGATAATCCAATGGCTGTAAAAGAAGCACTTTGGGCAGCATTGAACAAGAAGATGACTGAGGGTGATAAAACCCGTAGTAAAACATTAAAAGCGTCACGTGGCGAAAAATTAAATGCATCACGTGGTAATAAGTTAATGGCATCACGTGGCAAGGATAAAAAGACAACTGAGGGCTCTAAAGGTAAAAAGAGTCGTGGTGAGAAGTCAAGAGGTTAATTGGGAAAAATATTTCCAACACATTAAACCTGTATGTCCTTGGAGTGGCGCCGCTCATAAAAAAGGTGAAATCAAAATTACACAATGGTCCGGTGAGGTAGAACCTCTAGGTACAAATCAAGCTATTGTATACGTGTGTCCTAAGTACAACCGTAGACGTCTAAAGAAACTTCATAAAAAAGTAGACAATAGTCCTGAATATGAATGGTTATGGAGTGAACCTACTAACGGCCCTAATGCATCACCAGTTCCTGTATTAATACAGCAAGATAAACGTAAGCTGTTTGATTTAAGATTCGATACAGGCTACTACAACGATTTGATAGGTTAAATACATTTATGAGCAAGAGTTTAGACGGTGTATTAACTAAAAAAGCAAACCAAAAAGAAACCTTTACTGAAGATCAGATAAAGCATTTGTCTGCATGTATGGATCCTAATAAGGGTTATATGCATTTTGCAAAACATTTTGCATATATACAGCATCCAGTAAAAGGCAAATTGTTATTTGAACCGTTTGAGTATCAAGAACGTTTACTTAGAAGTTATCATGATTTTAGATTTAATATTAACATGTTGCCAAGGCAAACCGGTAAAACTACATCAGCAGCTGTATATCTAGCATGGTATGCAATGTTTCATCCAGATCAAACAATACTAATTGCCGCACACAAATATACAGGTGCTCAAGAGATTATGCAACGTATACGTTATGTGTACGAGTTATGCCCTGACTATATTAGAGCAGGGGTTGTTAACTATAACAAAGGTTCAATAGAATTTGAAAACGGTTCACGTATTGTTAGTGCTACTACAACAGGTAACACAGGACGTGGTATGTCTATATCATTGCTATACTGTGATGAGTTTGCATTTGTTGCACCAAACATTGCAGAAGAATTTTGGACATCAATATCGCCTACACTAGCAACAGGTGGTAGAGCTATTCTTACAAGTACACCAAACTCAGATGAAGATACATTTGCTACTATTTGGAAACAGGCTGAAGATAAGTTTGATGAGCACGGAAACGAACAAAAACTAGGCATTAATGGTTTTCACAGCTTTCGTAGTTTTTGGGACGAACATCCAGACAGAGACGATGAATGGAAAGACGCAGAGATTGGAAGAATCGGCGAAGAAAGATTTAGACGTGAGTACGGCTGTGAGTTCCTAGTATACGACGAGACACTAATTAATGCTATACACCTTTCTAATATGGAGGGAGAAAGTCCTATAATTAATATGGGACAAACACGTTGGTATAAAAAACCAGACCCTCAATATAGCTATGTTGTTGCATTAGATCCTAGTATGGGTACAGGTGGAGATAATGCTGCTATACAAGTTTTTGAATTACCAAGTTATAAACAAGTTGCAGAATGGCAACATAACACTACTGCTATACCAGGACAAGTAAGAATACTAGCAGATGTGTGCAAATACATTGAAACAGAAATAAAATCATCTACTAGTATATACTGGAGTGTAGAAAATAACGGAATAGGCGAAGCGTGTTTACTTGTAATACAAGATTTTGGAGAAGAAAATATACCAGGACTATTTGTTAGTGAACCTATGCGTAAAGGACATGTACGCAAGTTCCGCAAAGGGTTTAATACTACACACAGTACTAAAGTATCTGCTTGTAGCAGGTTAAAAACAATGATAGAAAATAGTAAAATGGTTGTTAATTCTAAACCATTAATTAGTGAGTTAAAGTCATTTGTAGCAACAGGCTCTAGTTATAGAGCAAAAAGTGGGGGTACTGACGATCTTATCTCAGCAACACTTTTAGCTATTAGAATGATGGCTGTACTTAAAGATTGGGATCCTAGAGTATATAACACTTTCAATCAAACGGAACAATTAGACGAATATGAAGCACCAATGCCTATATTCATTACAAGGAATTATTGATAAATATATTATAATGAGAAACTTAAATATCATAGCAGAAGAACTATTCAATAAAATTAGGGGAAGATTCCCTTCAGTTACTATTGGCAATGCCGAAGGTAAGGTTACAAATATTCCTAAAGAAGCAAGGTATTATGACTTTGATTTTAAAGAAGGTGATCGTAACTTAGGTAAAGTAAGCGTTAGTATAGACGAAGAAAATATTGCTGTAATGTATAGCAACGATTTTGTTACGCAAGAAGATACGCTTACTAAAAATTCTTGGTATGATTTTTTAAAAGAAATAAGAGTATTTGCAAAAAAACGTATGCTTAGTTTTGACACACGGGACATAAACAAAAGTAATTTAGATAAAAGAGATTATCAATTCTTAGCTGCAAATCGAAACGATATTACAATGGAGAGTATGATGTACGGAACAAGTAAAACTAGCTATCAAAACATTGGTGGCGCTAGATTGGCAATTAAGCATTCTAGTCCAGTCAACCCTGAAAGACGAACACACCATGTTAGTTCGATTTATATTGAAAGTGCAGAAGGCGAACGTTTCAAATATCCATACAAACATCTTAATGGCGCAAGGGCAATGGCTAGACACGTAGCTGAAGGTGGCACACCATACGATGAATTTGGTAAACATGTCACAGGATTATCGGAAGAACTTGCAAAGCTAAAGAAATTTAAATCTTATATGGGCCGTAGTGCAGTAATGGCAGAAAGTCTTAAAGATTATGTAGACGTTGTTAAAGAACGTGCAAATTATATTAAAAAAGAAATTACAAATTTACAAAAATCTAATCATTACAAACAAGCATTTGAATCTTTTGAAGCTCCAATACTAGAAGATGTACCTGTTGACGTTGCTGAAAATTGGATTGATCAATTAACTATTAAACAATTTAATGAAGAACTTAAAGACGTATTTCCGTACATATATAAACTAGTAAGTGAAGCTACGAAAGCAAAAGAACTAGGTGTCGACGATTTAATAGGCGAAGGGTTAAACGGTAAGACTTATAAATGTAAAGATTGCGGTGACGAAATGCACAAACCAACAACAACTTGTGGTCACGACTGTGATGACGAAACAGGGTCTTGGTGGAGAGATGAAAACGGTAACGGTATTAATGATAGAGTAGAAGAAGGCGAAGAACAGCCAGCAGATTCATATATGGTTAAGCCAGGCGATACTATATATGGTATTGCAAAAAGATTTGCTGAAAGTAACTATGATGGTGATATTGAAGCAGGCGTTAAAGATATTATGGAATTAAACAATATTACAGATCCAGAAAGTTTACAGCCTGGACAAAAATTAGATATTGGTTATTTTATGGGTGGAATGAAAAGCGGTGCAACAAGAGGACTTCCGTCAGGTGGGTTTAAATCATACGACGAAGAAATAGATGCTGCTTTTGAACAATCAATGGGCCAGTTTAAAGATATGGAAATAGCACCAGAAAAACCACAATTACCTGTTACTGAATATATCATGTCAATGTACGATAGAGAAACAGGAAATTTTCCAAAAGGTGAAACAGCAGTATTAACAGCAGTAGAAAAAGACTACGGCGAAGAGTTTATTGAGCCAAGTAAAAATTTCATAGAAAGAATGACTACATTATTTGCAGGACAGAACCAAACTCAAAAAGATCCAGAACTAGCAGCTTTTGAAGCTAAACTAGCAGAACGCAATAAAACAAAGAAAATTGATCCAATGGATCCTGAGAAACCTGAAGATATGATGGGCGATTATGATGATGACGAAGACATCGAAGAAACAGGCTTACAGTATAAAACAGGTGTTGACAAGCATGGTAAAGAGTATATGGTCAAAGCAGCCCAAGCAGGACGCGAAGGTGCTAGTCAAGAAGAAATAGGCGCATTAAGAGACAAATACAGTAAAGCAGAAAAGAACAAGACATCAGAAGAAGTAAATAGAATCAAACATTTATCAGGCATTTAACCAAAAATAAGCAGATTCAGGTTGACTTCTGCTAAATACTAGTGTAGTATATAACATGTGCTACAAACTTAGGCACTAGAGCAGTATAAGCTGTTCTAAAACATAGGCAATATATAACAGGAGAAAAGGCACTATGGCAACACTAGCAGAAATCAGAGCAAAACTGAAAGAACAAGAATCACGCACAGGTGGTTCACAAAGCGGCGGCGGCGACAACGCAATTTACCCATTTTGGAATATTAAAGAAGGCGAAAGTGCAACACTTCGTTTCCTTCCAGATGGCGACGAATCAAACACTTTCTTTTGGAAAGAACGTTTGATGATTAAACTACCTTTTAACGGTATTAAAGGAGAAACTGATTCACGTCCAGTACAAGTACAAGTTCCATGTATGGAAATGTATGGAGATACTTGTGATATACTTAACGAAGTACGTGCTTGGTTTAAAGACCCTTCATTAGAAGATATGGGTCGTAAGTATTGGAAGAAACGTTCATATATCTTCCAAGGATTTGTTACTGATAATCCACTTAGTGACGATAAGACTCCTGAAAACCCAATTCGAAGGTTTATTATTGGTCCACAAATTTTTCAAATTATCAAAGCGGCTTTGATGGATCCAGACATGGAAGAACTACCAACAGATTATACTGCTGGTGTAGATTTCCGTCTTAACAAAACATCCAAAGGTGGTTACGCAGACTATTCAACATCTAACTGGGCACGAAGAGATCGTCCACTAGGCGATGCTGAAATGAGTGCAGTTACTACAAACGGACTGTTTAACTTCTCAGACTTCTTACCTAAGAAGCCAGATGATGTTGCAGTTAAGGTGATGAAAGAAATGTTTGAAGCGTCAGTAGACGGTGAAGCATATGATTCAGAACGTTGGAGCAACTACTTTCGTCCAGCAGGTATGCAGGCAAGGACTGGTGATCCAACTAAAGCAGCAAGTCCACAAGCAACGGCTGTAAGTCAAAGTGCTCCAGTAGTAGAAACGGCACCGGCTCCAGTTGCAACACCTGAAGAGATGGGTGCAACTCCGGTAGCACCTGTGGTAGCACCTGCGGCTGAACCAGCAAAAGCTGAAGCATCAGGCGATGCTGCTGACATTCTTGCAATGATCAGACAAAGACAAGCACAATAAAAATATAATAGGGGTAGTAGTTAATAGCTACTACCTCTACTTGATAATTTAGGAGAAACTATGGCTAAATCATTTGACGTTAGTAAGTTCCGTAAGGACTTAACAAAAAGCATCTCAGGCATGAGTTCCGGCTTTAACGATCCAACAGACTGGATCTCAACAGGATCATATGCACTTAACTATCTTATTAGTGGAGACTTTCACAAAGGTGTTCCACTAGGTAAGGTTACTGTTTTTGCAGGAGAATCAGGCGCAGGAAAAAGTTATTTCTGTGCAGGTAACATTGTAAAACACGCACAAGATCAAGGTATCTTTGTAGTCTTAATTGACTCAGAGAATGCACTTGACGAAACTTGGTTACAAGCACTTGACGTAGATACTAGTGAAGAAAAACTATTAAAACTAAACATGAGTATGATTGATGATGTTGCTAAAACAGTATCAACATTTGTATCGGACTACAGAGCAATGGACGAAGAAGATCGTCCTAAAGTATTATTTGTAGTTGACTCGCTAGGTATGTTACTAACACCAACAGACGTTGATCAGTTTAACAAGGGTGATATGAAAGGTGATATGGGTCGTAAGCCTAAGGCATTGACTTCACTTGTTCGTAACACAGTTAACATGATCGGGTCGCTTAACGTAGGCTTAGTATGTACTAACCACACTTATGCATCTCAGGATATGTTTGATCCAGATGACAAGATCAGTGGCGGACAAGGCTTTATCTATGCATCAAGTATTGTCGTTGCAATGAAGAAGTTAAAACTTAAAGAAGATGAAGACGGTAACAAGATATCAGAAGTTATGGGTATCCGTGCTGGCTGTAAGGTAATGAAAACACGTTACGCAAAACCGTTTGAAGGTGTACAGGTTAAAATTCCTTATGAAACTGGCATGAATCCTTATAGTGGTCTTGTTGAGCTATTTGAGAAGAAAGGCTTGTTAGTTAAGCAAGGCAATAGACTCAAGTATAATGACCTTGCAGGCGAAGAGCATATTGATTATCGTAAGCAATGGTTAGGTCCTAAACTTGATTTGATTATGTCACAATATGACGAGAAAATGAAACCTGTGGTAAATACCGCTGAAGCCGAAGCTGAAGAAGTTGAAAATGTAACCGAGGAGATAAATGGAAATGGATGACACACATATTGTTGAAGTATGGACAACCTTTAAGGAATATCTTGATAAAAAATCAATTCATGCAGCCGCTGAAAGATATGTTGATCTTTTAGCTGACATGGGCATAGATGATCATACATTTACTGAGATACTTGGCTCTGATGCTGAGTTAGATGATGCCATTAATTATTATCTAGATCTTGAAGAGTCAGATGACGATGACGATGACGATATGTATGAAGAATAAACTTAATGTTGTTAAAAGCTAAAGTGAGT